TGTGCACCTGGGTCGGACAAACGCTGCAGATCGGCGCCCAGGTGCTGTTGGATCAAGCGGCCGTCGAGGCGCGGCTGGTGTCGGACGCGGCGCTGAGCGTCTAGGCGCCCGGCCCCAGCGATTTTCCAAGCCCCTGCCGGTGAACACAGCCAAAGCCGACCCGGCGACCTACGCCCGGGTGTTTGAGGTGCACCACGAGGGCGCCCTGGTGCTCGAAGACCTGATCGCGCGCTTCGGTGGCGCGCTGTTCGTCAAGGGCGGCGAGGAGGGGCGGCGCGAGACGGACTACCGGCTGGGCCGGCGCGCGGTGCTCGACTTCATCCTCGGCCAGATCAACCGGGCCAACGGCGCCGACCCGCCCGACGAAGACGATCCCCAACCGGCCGCGTGATGCGGCCTTTTTTCACCTCGAAGGAGTGACCCTCATGAACTGGAGGAACCATCATGTTTTCATGGCTGCAGCGGACGATGGCGGCTCGGGCGGCGGCGCGGCAGGCGCGGGAGAAGGAGGCGCAGCGGCTGGCGCTGGCGCTGGTGCGGCAGGCGCAGGCGGCGGGGACGGTGCGGCAGTTGGCGCTGGTGCAGGCGCTGGTGCCGGGACTGCCCTGTCTGCCGGCGCGGCTGCGGGCGGTGGTCAGGGCGGCGGTGGCGCAGCGGCTGGTGGAGCTGCCGGCGCCGGTGGTGCCGAACCCGGCATCCCGGACAAGTTCGTCGTCAAAGACGCGGCGGGGCAAATCGACCACGCGGCGACGGCGCTGAAGCTGGCGCGCGAGGGCTACCTGCCGCTCGAGAAGCGCCTGGGCAGCGGCGACGCGCCGCCGCATTCGATCGACGGCTACAAGGTCAACGTGCCCGAGGCCTTCAAGGAGACGGTCAAGTCCGAAGACTTGGCCAAGACGCCCGGCGTGCAGGCGCTGCTGAAGGATCTGCACGGGGCCGGCGCGTCGCAGAAGGTGGTCGACGCCGCGATCTCGGCGTTCATGCGCGAGGGCCAGGCGCTGCGCGCGGCCATGCCGGCGATGGACGCGGCCAACTGCGAAGCTGAGCTGCGCCAGGGCGAGGGCTGGAAGACCGACGAGCAGTACAAGCAGCAGGTCAGCACCGCCTTCACCGCCGGCAAGGCGATCTTCGGCAAGGACTTCGACGGCATCGTCAAGGACTACGGCAACGACCCGCGGCTGATCCGCGGTCTGGCCTCGATCGGCAAGGAAATGCAGGAGGACATGCCCGCATCGCCCGAGGCGCAGGCCCAGATCCAGGAGAACCTGGACCAGCTCATGGCCTCGAAGTCGTACCTCAACGCCAACGACCCGCAGCACGCCGCGACGATGGCGAAGGTGTCGGCCCTGACCGCCAAGCTCGCCGGCCAGCGCCCCGTGCAGGGCGGCCGCACGCACAGCTTCAAGACCGCCTGAAGCATCGGGCTGGATTACGCCAGCCCACCCGCACGACCATGGCGCCCATGCCGGCCCGCCGTGGCGTGCGGACAACCGGTTTCGATAGCCCGCCTGGGCGCGCACGGAAGCCGGTGCAGCCCCGCGTAGCGAAGGCCCCGCAAGGGACAACCTGACAGGCGAACCACCGTTCAACTCTCAGGAGCTACAGATGAGCTTCACCATCACCGAGAACATGGTGATGCAGTTCTCGAACAACTTTCGAGTGCTGTATCAGCAGCACCAGGCGCGCCTGCGCCCGTGGTGCCAAATCGAGGCCGGCATCGTCGGTCAGTCCAAGTCGGTCGAGCGCATGGGCAAGGCCGAGGCCTACGACATCACGTCGCGCCACTCCGACACCAAGTTCGTCGAGGTGCCGCATTCGCGGCGCTGGATCGATCTGGTCGACAAGGGCTGGGCCGAGCTGATCGACAAGCTCGACAAGGTGCGCCTGCTGGCCGACCCGACCAACGGCTACGCCAAGCTCGCCATGGCCGCGCTGAACCGCCAGATCGACGACGCGATCCTCAACGCCGCGCGCGGCAACGCCCGCACGAACGTCGGCCTGTCGGTCCTGCCCTCGACCCAGAAGATCGCGGTCGGCGGCTTCAACCTCACGCTGGCCAAGTTGCTGACGGCGAAGGAAATCCTCGATTCGAACGAGGTGGACGACGACGCCAGCATGGCGATGGACGGCCAGTCTCCGAACGAGCAGACCGCCCGCGTCATCGTGGTCAACGCGAAGATGCTGACCAACCTGTACGGCACCACCGAGATCAAGTCGGTCGACTACAACTCGGTGAAGGCGCTGGCCCAGGGTCAGATCGACACGTTCCTCGGCTTCAAGTTCGTGCGCTCCGAGCGCGTGGCCAAGGACGCGACCGCCACTACGGGCTACGCCGTGGCCTGGTCGCGCAGCTGCGTCGCGCTGGGCATCGGCCAGGAGATCAACACCTCGGTCGACAAGCGCCCGGACAAGAACAACGCCTGGCAGGTCTTCGCGGACATGTCGATCGGCGCCACCCGGCTCGAGGACGAAGGCGTCGTCGAGATCGCCTGCGCCTAACCCAAGGAGCTGAACATGCCGAACTACTACTCCGACACCCTGTCGGTCATCAACAGCCCGTCCAGCGGTCTGGCGCCGGCCACGCGCGTGCGCTCCGACAAGCTCGGCGGCCGCCTGCGCTTCATGGAAGCGCAGTACGTCGTGGGCGCCGGCACGCTGCTGGTCGCGGACCGGATCTACTGGGGCAAGCTGCCGCTGCGCGCGCGCCTCGTGGGCCACCTGTCGCGCCTGATCTGGAACGCGGGCGCCGCGTCGAGCACGCTCACGCTGGGCGACAACGTGAACACCGCGCGCTACCTCGCGGCCACGTCGGTCACCGCCGCGGGCAACGCCACGCCGACGGCCTCCGACAACACGTGCACCGGCTCGGCCACCACGGTCGCCGGCTCGAACGTGATCCAGCCGACGAACAACTTCGGTTCGTTCCAGGTGGGCAACCTGATCACCGGCACGGGCATCGTGGCGAACACCGTGATCACGGCGATCAATGGCTACGGCCCCGGCATGCTGGTGGTGCTGTCGAACGCGGCTTCGACCTCGGCGACCAACACCATGACCATGACCGGCGATGGCTACCAGGTGACGGACGACAGCAACTCGGTGGCCAACGGCTTCAACAGCTCGACCGACGACGCCACGCTCGTCTCGGTGGTGGCTGGTGCCCCGCTGCCGGCTGGCCAGGTGATCACGCTCAAGGGCGTGTACGTCCAGGACTGATGTCTCCTCGCGCCCACCCCGGGCGCGTCTCCTTGATCGGGGGGCCGGCGTGCCCCCCGTTTTTCATTCCGAAGGGACGAAGCGATGGCAGCCACCGAAGTCAGCATCTGCTCAAACGCGCTCCTCATGCTGGGCGGCCAGCCCATCAACGACCTGAACGAGAACACCGACCGGGCCCGGCTCGCGTCGAACCTGTGGCCCGCGGTGCGCAACTATGTGCTGCGCCGGCACCCGTGGAACTGCGCGGTCAAGCGCGTGGCGCTGGCGCCCGACACGGCTGCGCCGGCCTTTGACTGGGCGTTCCAGTACACCCTGCCGCCTGACTTCATGCGCGTGCTCTCGGTGGGTGAGGCCGGCAACGAGATCGACTTCAAGATCGAAAGCGGCAAGCTGCTCTGCGACGAGAACCCCGCGCTGCTGCGCTACGTGTGGCGCAACGAGAACCCGGGTAGCTGGGACGACATGCTGGTGTGGGCGATTACCGTCTCGATGAAGGCGGTGATGGCCTACCCGATCACGCAGTCGGCCAGCCTCGAGCAGCTGGTCGAGGACGCGCTGAAGGACGTGCTCAAGCAGGCGCGTGCCGTCGACGGCCAGGATGAACCGCCCGAGACCGTCGGTGACTCGCCGCTGCTCGCGGCCCGCCGGGGTGGCGGCAGCAACTGGTGGAGGAGCTGAGCATGCCGCGCGTCAGCCTGCAGCAGACCAACTTCACCGCCGGCGAGATCAGCCCGCGCCTGGTCGGGCGCACGGACATTGACCGCTACGCGAACGCGGCCCGCAGCCTGGTCAACGCTTACCCGGTGATCCACGGTGGCGCCAAGCGCCGCGGCGGCACGCGCTACGTGGCGCCGGCCAAGCTGAGCGGCACCAAGAAGGCCCGCCTCGTGCCGTTCGTGTTCAGCCGCGACTTCGCGTACATGCTCGAGTTCGGCGACCTCTACGTGCGCGTGTGGCCCGCCGGCGGCGGTGCGCTGATCACCGAGCTGGCCACCGGCTACAGCGAGTCGATGCTGGCCGACATCGATTTCGCGCAGGGCGCCGACACGATGTTCATCGCGCACCCCAGCGTGCCGATCCAGCGTCTGCGCCGCTTCAGCACGGCGATCTTCGACCTCTCGGCCGCTCCCTTCACCACCACGCCGTTCGACGAGCAGGGCCACGCGCTGGCCGCGAACCTCACGCTGTCGGCTGCGACGGTGGGCGCCGGCCGCACTGCGACGGCAAGCGCCGGCGTCTTCTTGCCCAGCGACGTGGGCCGCCAGCTGGTCAGCGGTTCGGGCCTGGCGGTGGTCACCGGCTACACCTCGGCCACGGGGGTGACCGTCGACATCTCCATCGCGTTTGCCGGCGTCGCGCTGGCGTCGGGGGCGTGGTACCTCGACGTGTCCCCGCAGGGCATCGTGAAGCCCTCAGCGAAGGATCCGGTCGCGTCGAGCATCGACCTGACCGGCTCGCTCTCGCGCGCGGCCGACATCACGCTCTCGGCCAAGACCGGCGCCATCACTGTCACCGCCTCGGCCGGCGTGTTCGCGGCTGGCGACGTGGGCAATACGATGTATGCCGACAGCGGCGTGGCGGCGATAACCGCCTTCACCAGCGCGACCCAGGTCAGCGCCACCACGAGCTCGGACTTCGCATCGACGAGCTACGCGCGCGGGGGCTACGGCATCACCGACAGCGTGTGGCGAGCCGAGGACGTGGGCAAGTTCGTGCGCATCAACGGCGGCCTGTGCAAGATCACGTCCTTCACCTCGGCCAGCGTGGTCAAGGCCACCATCCTGACGGCGCTCACTGGCACCGTGGCGTCGCCGCCGCTGGCCTGGTCGCTTGAGTCGTCGGTGTGGTCCGCGCTCAACGGCTACCCCCGCACGCTCACCTTGCACGAGCAGCGCCTGGTGGCCGCCGGCTCGAACCGCTTCTCGCAAACCATCTGGGGCAGTCGAACCGGCGAGTACCTGGATTTCACCAAAGGCACGGCCGACGACGACGGCTACTCGTTCACCATCGCCGCCGACGAGATCAACCCGATCAGCTACCTGGCGTCGCTGCGCAACCTGGTGGTGCACACCTATGGCGGCGAGTTCTCGCTGCAGGGCGGCGTCGAGAAGCCGATCACGCCGACGAACGTGCGCATCCGTCCCGAGTCTTCGCATGGGTCCAGGGGTGTGCGCCCGGTCACCGTGGGCAAGGAGTCGGTGTTCGTGCAGCGCGCGGGCCGCAAGGTGCGCGCTATGGGCTACCGGTACGACTTCGACGGCTACGCGGCGCCCGACCTGACGGTCCTTGCCGAGCACATCACCGAGGGCGGCGGCGTGACTGCCATGGCCTACCAGCAGGAGCCCGACCTGCTGCTGTGGGCGGTGCGTGGCGACGGGGCGCTGCTGAGCTGCACCTTCGACCGCGACCAGTCGGTGATCGGCTGGGCGAACCACTACACCGAAGGCGCGTTCGAGTCGGTGGCCACCATCCCAAACGGCGACCGCGAGGAGACCTGGGTGATCGCGCGGCGCACGGTGAACGGCGCGACGGTGCGCTACATCGAGATCCTGGACGAGGTGTTCCAGCCGATGCTGCCTGGTGCCGCGTACAGCGGCTACCCGCCGGCGCCGGCCATCGTCACCTACGGCTACACCGTGGATTGCGGCGTGTCGTTCGACAACGCGGCCGGGCAGACCGTCTTCAACGTGCCGCACCTGATCGGCAAGACCGTCGACATCGTGGCCGACGGCGCCGTGCAGACCCAGCAGACGGTCGATGGCTCGGGCAACGTCACGCTGCCGCGCGCCAGCTACCGCACGCTGATCGGCCTGCACTTCCGCAGCGAGATCGGCCTGCTCACCCCGGAGGTGGGAACCGGCACCGGCACGGCCCAGGGCAACAGCATGCGCACCAGCGAGATCACGCTGCGCTTCCTGAACACCATCGGGGCCCAGGTCTACGACGGCGAGGGCAACGAGCAGGACGTGCCGTTCCGCCGCTTCGGGCCCGCGGTGCTCGACAAGGCGCCGCAGCCCTTCACCGGCAACGTGCGCATCGAGACGCTGGGCTGGGAGCGCGGCCGCTCGGATCTCACCATCGTGCAAGACCAGCCGCTGCCGATGCACCTGCTGGCCGCGGTGCGCAAGTTCCAGGTCAACGACTGAAGGAGACGCCAATGTCTTGGGTTCTGGTGGCAGTGACGGGTATGACTGCCTTCAACAACGTGCAGCAGGGGCGCTACGCCAAGGCCCAGGCCGGGCTGCAGGCGGCGATGTCCGACTATCAGGCGCAGGTCGAGCAGGACAACGCGCTGAAGACCGCGGAGATCATCCGGCGCGCCGGGCGCAAGCAGGTCGGGCAGGCCAACGCGGCGTTCGCTGGCGCCGGCGTGAAGGTCGGCGAAGGCAGCGCGGCCGAAGTGGAGCGCGACATCACGCAGGGCTACGAGCACGACGCCTTCCAGGCGCTGCTCGAGGGCGGCCGGCGCGCCGCAGGCCTGCGCCTTGATGGCCAGCTCACGCGGATCAACGGCGACATGCAGGAGACCGCCGGCTACGTCAACGCGGTGGGCACGGTGCTGGGCGGCATGTACCAGGGGATGAAGTCCAACGGCTGGCGCACCGGCGGCCCGGGCTTCTCGGGCCAGCAGGCGCCGGCGCCGGTGGTCGACAAGAGCATTCGGGTGGGGTGACGCATGGCAACGATTCCGATGGGCAACTTCGGGCAGTCTGTGGCCCGGCCGGGGCCGATGCCCTCTATTCCCCGCGGCGACCCGATCGGCCAAGCCGTCGAGCGGACCGGGCAGATCGCGTCGAACGTGGTCAACGACATGGCGGCCGAGGAGACGAAGCGCCAGCTAGAGGCCAAGGCCGAGGAGACGAAGCGCCAGCTAGAGGCCAAGGCCGCGGCCGACCGGGCGCGCACGATCACGACGCTGACCGGCACTAAGGACAAGCTGGCCGACCTTCACGACCAGATCGCCCAGGGCGTGCAGGACGGCACCGTGCCGAAGGACAAGGCCGAGACCGAGTTCGCCTCGCGCTCGGCCAAGGTGCTCGAAGGCATCGGCGGCGACCTGCCAGAAGCGCAGCGCGGCATCGTGCTGGCCGAACTGAACGGCGACGCCGCTCGTCTGGGCAACAGCGTGCGCAAGGCGGTGACGCAGCGCGACCGCCAGGACGTGACCAGCGGCATCAGCCAGACGCTCGAGTACCTGCAGCGCCAGTACCGCGCCGACCCGGCCAAGGCGACGCAGCAGGCGATGGATCTCGTCGACCAGCTTGGCCCGCACTCGACGCTGAACCCCGAGCAGCTGGCCAAGCTGAAGCAGTCGTGGAAGGAGGGCACCCAGTACACCGCCGGCTACGAGCTGGTGAGCGCCGGCCGTGCCGACCGCAAGATGCTGGACGCGGCCGAGAAGACCATCACCACCGGCCTGCCGGACATCGACCCGCAGAAGCGCGCCACGCTGCTCGACCGGATCGCCGCCTACCGGCTGCACCTCGACCAAAAGGCGGAGCTCGCCGCGGCGCGCGCGCAGCGCGAGGCCGAGCGGCGCCTGAAGCTGGCCGAGGCCGAGTTCAACACGTTCCAGGTGATGGCCGACAAGGGGACCATCCTCGACCCGGCCTACATCGACCGCGCGCTCACCGCTACCTCGGGCACGCCCTACCAGTCCGGGGTGCGCGCGCTGGCCCAGCAGGCGAAGGACATGGGCGGGCTGGCGGCCCAGCCGGTGCAACAGCAGCAGATGCTGCTCGACCAGGTGAACGCGCTGATCGCGCAGCGCGGCCG